GCGGGCATGGTCGCGGTTGCGGTTGCATGGCTTACCGGGCGGCGTAGCGGTGCGCAGCGGACCGAAACCAGGGCGGCGGAAAAGGCAGCCGAAACTGACCGCGCAACTTCGGAGGCTATGAATAATGCGGATACTGGCAATTCTGACGGGTCTGGCGATGCTGACTGGCTGCGCAAACGGGGTAAGCGATAGCGCGTTATATGATGGTCTGCGAAAGCCTATGACCGATCACGCGGCGGCGCTTGCTGTAGACGGCGGGCCGATGTCGCAACGCACGGGGCGGGTGCTAATCGCCAAGTTTGATGCGGGGGCGATATAATGGCTAATCCCGGCCTGACAGACGACCAGTTGCGCGAGGCGGCGGCGCTGGTCAAGGAACATGGCACGGTATCGGCGGCGGCACGGGCGGCGGGTATACCTGTTGAGACGATGCGCAACAGGTACGATAAAGCACAGCGCGGCGGGTTTCATCTGCCGGACGGTATGCAGGAAAGCATGGCTGCCGCCAATCTGGACGGGATGACCATAGACGGCGGTTGGATCATCACTGACGCAGACGGCAAGTTGGTCAAACGATCAACGCGGTATTCGCAGAAGGGCCAAGACGATCCGGCAACCATGCTTGAACTTATGCGGGCCGCGTTTTCAGACATTCCAGCCGCGCCGCCGATCATTCAAAGCGAACACTCCCAAGCGGGCAAGATTGCCTTTTTCCCACAATCTGACGTGCATTTAGGCGTTGAGATAACCAGCGACCGCGGCGGCGTTGATTACAACCCCGACATAGCAATGGAGCGCATGAAAGACGGGTTTTCACAAACGCACGCGGCAATTCCCCCATGCGAGACTGCAATCATTCTGGACAATGGCGACCTGACCCACGCGAACTGCGACAAGGACGCCACGCCAAGATCCGATCACAGGCTAAAGGTCACAGGGTCGCATCGGCGCAATCTGGCGTTATCAACCACGGCGAAGGCTTGGCAGATAGACATGGCGTTGCAGCGCAGCGACCGCGTGATCTATCGCAGCAACCGCGGCAACCATGACCCCAACACCCCGGACGCGGTGGCGCTTGCCCTACATCATCGCTATCACAACGAGCCGCGGGTAACTGTTGACCAGTCAGAGCGCGAAACATGGATATACCAGCAGGGGCAAGTTTTCCTTTCGGCGCACCACGGCCACGGCATCAAGCCCGAAAAGCTGGCCGCAAACATTCCGCCTAACTTCCCGCTTGAGTTCGGCGCAAGTCGGTTCTGGTATTTGTTCACAGGCCACCTGCACAACCCGCGGCAAGACACATTTGGCGCGTTTGCTTGGTTTCAGCTTCCGGCCATTTGCTCAATGGATCAACACTCCGCGGATATGGGTTACACCGACACCGCGGCAATGCGGGCGATGATGTTCTGCGAACGTGGCGGGCTAAAGCACGATATGACTGTGAGGTTTTGATGATAACCTGGCACGTCGACGCCGAGGGGCTGCACCTATATCGCGGGCATGATTTGCTAGGCGTGATCGAGTTCAAACGCTTTGCAATCCTGATTTTTGACTTAATCGCAGAAATGAGAAAGGCGCTATGATGATCCGTATTTTTGCCCTTGCCGTTTTGTTGCCATTCACAGCCCAAGCTGCGCCCCAATGCGGACCCCGCGCGGCGATACTTTCACACCTTGCCGAGCGATACGGCGAAACCCGCCAGACAATCGGGCTGGCTGCCAATGGCGCGGTGCTTGAGACGTTTGCCAATCGATCGGCAGGCACTTGGACGCTAACGGCAACGGGGCCGGACGGTTTCACCTGCCTTGTGGCATCTGGGCAGGGGTTCGAGGTCGTGGCCGAGGCATTGCCGCCGAACGGTTAGGTATTCCCAATCTGGGCGGGATGGGGTATGGTGTGATCGTCCCGGCTCGGATCGGGCCAGCGCGAGGTGCGCTAAATGGCAAGGTTCCCAGCACATGAGGCTGGCTGTCGGGCCAAGCCTCACATGCCGCCTTTCTGGCGAGTGCAGACCATCGCGGCTCCTTTTCAAGACCTGCCACGATATAGGCCAGCGGAGTTGATCACCGTTGCTGCATTCACCAGAGGCGCGGAAGCGGTAGCAGTAAACCATAGAGCGGGCGCAACCCGTAGTCGTGGCGGGTCAGGCTACATTGCGGGAAACCGCCACGGCCTCTAACCATCAATCCCCTGCCTTAATCGGCGGGGGCTTTTTGCGTTGGGTCTATCCTTTCGGGGAATTGACACTTCAACAGCCGCGACTGTTCTACCATCATTTCCACGCATGTAATCGCAGCATCCCGCGCCCGATGCTGATATTCGTCAAACATGCGGGCGCTAATCATCGTCGGCAGATGCGTGACAGTGACCCAAGTCGCGTTTGGACCGCAATGCCATTGGCCCCGCTCTGGGCGATCCTCCACTAAGTCAATGCGCAAATCTGCATTATCCATCACATCATCCATCCGTAAACATAGGCCGCAATTATTGGTGAGTTCAGGATGCTGTGCGCGGTGTATAGCGCCAGCACCTGAAAGAGTGTTATCGGTCGGTCAATCATCGCATCATCCTTTCGTTTCTTGGCCCGGCCAAGATTGACCGCCATTAGACACCCGCCAACCGTGATCAAACAAGGGGAAAAGCGGGGTATTATCGTGAACAAACCGCATGGCGCTGCCCTCTAGGGGCATGTGGCTAGACGGCGCAGTAACGACCATCACCGATCAGGTTGAGGTAGCCGTGCGCGTCCTCGCCTTCCTGTGTAAGGCCGTCCCAATCATCCCATACCTGCCGCGCGTGCGCTTGATCGCGGAACAGATCCATGATGCGGGCCGCAGCAGCCTTGCGCTTGGCGATTAGTATTGATTTGGCAAATCCATTTTGCAGGAGCGACTCAAGCGGCACGTTGTAAATTTCTGGCTGTTCCATCAGGTCAATTCCTCATTTTTTACGCACAGTTTACCATAAACCGATGATAAATATACGCAATCCGTTGCTCCCCTCGGGCACCAGTATTGTTTCAAAATGCACCTGTTTTCGCAACATTGACGTGCATTTGTTGGATTATTTACGCACAGCGCCGCAAAATGATTGCAATCGGCAGGCAAAAACGGGCAACCATTTACGCACAAATTACGCACGGGTGCGCAGATGGCTTCGATTCGCAAGCATGGCAAAGGGTGGCGGGCAGAAATTGCGCGGCATGGGCGGCGGCAATCTAAGGTGTTCGCAAGCAAGCGTGAGGCGCAGGACTGGGCGGCGCGGGCTGAACATCTGATATTGAACGGCGACAAGGTGGCATCTGCAATGGTGTTCGGTGACGTGCTGGACAGATACGCGAAAGAGGTATCCCCCGGCAAGCGCGGCGAACGGTGGGAGGTTGTGCGGCTGGAAAAGATCAAGCGCGACCCCATAGCGCGGGTGCAACTTGGCGATCTGACTGCCGTTGATTTTTCCAGCTGGCGGGATGCACGGCTGAAAGAGGTTGCGCCGGGTTCGGTGCGGCGTGAAATGATATTGCTGTCTGGGGTGCTGACTGTTGCGCGGCGGGACTGGAAGCTGATCCCTGCAAACCCAATGACGGACGTTCGCAAGCCTTCATCGCCCCCGCCGCGCGATAGGATGCCCACAGCGGGCGAGATTGACCAGTTGGCGGTGGTAGCGGGCGCGGACCTTGCCAAGACCACAGCGCGGGCCTTCCATGCGTTCCTATTCGCCTGTGAAACGGCCATGCGGGCGGGCGAGATTGTGGGGCTTGTCTGGGGACGGATCGATTTGGGCCGGGCAACGGCGCGGCTAGACCTGACCAAGAACGGCACGGCGCGGGAAGTGCCGCTGTCGAAAGAGGCCGTGCGGTTGCTGCAAATGCTGCCAAAAGCTGACCCCGTATTTGGGCTGCGTTCTGACAATCTTGACGCATTGTTTCGCAGCATCAAGCGGCGGGCTAAGGTGGACGGCTTTACGTTCCACGATTCCAGGCATCTTGCGATAACTCGGCTATCGCGCAAGCTGGACGTGCTGGCATTGGCTCGCATGGTCGGGCACCGGAACCTTTCGCAGTTGCAGGCGTATTACAATGAGAGCGCAGAGGATCTGGCAAAGCGGCTGGATTAAAGCCGCACTTGCCGGGTTTTGCCGATGCCTTTGGCCTGAATTTGCCCCGCGTCAATCTTGCGGCGGATGGTCTGCGATGTGACGCCAAGCTGCTTTGCCGCCTGACCAACCGTCACCCATTCCGGCGCGGGCTGGATTGTGGCGCGGGCCAGTGCAATCTTGATTTCTGACATATCCCGCATCATCTGCAACATCATCTGCTGCATGTCTTGCGCTTGGATTTGGCTGTGTGCTGTCATGACAATTCCTTTTTCCATCCGCAGTGGTGGCAATAAACCCGCGCGGTCCAGCCCTGATCTTTGACCATCAAGCACCGCTCCCGTGATTTGCGGCGGCTTGTGCTGCATCGCGGGCATTGGGTGTGGGTCTTGCCCGGTTCCGGCGGGGTGATGCCTGCCCGGTCTAGTAGGGCGTCAATCATCCATCGCCCCCCAACAATTCACCCAGCGGCAGGCTTGCCAACCATTGCTCGTCTGCGTGGGCTTGGGCTGCGGCTTGGGCGGCTTCGAGCGTGGGGAAATCATCCCCGAAGTCTTCACCGTAAATGTCATCATACGACCAGAACCCGAAAGGCGACTGGAACCCGACCCCATAGTCTCCCGCCATTGATCTGGACAAGCACCAAACGTGGTCATTTTCCCCTTTTTGCCCGTAATGCTGTTGTTTGTCCCAAACCAGCGGCTTAGGCCCGACCATACCCAGCACGGCGGCGGCAATCTCGTCCGAAGCGTCAAGTGTATACCCATCAATTTTTTGCATAATTGCACGGCGGGTCAAGATTGGCTCTATGACCTTCGCTAGCGCCTCAATTATCTTTTCGTGGGTCATGGCTTAGGCTCCTTGAGTTTATCCGCGCGGACATACCGCACCGCCTCATCATTAAAATGTTGATTTGCCGACCATCCGCCTGTGATTGCAATTTGGCCGCTTGCCGTTACGTTGGAAGGCCACGCAACTATTTCATCCGGCATTATGCGCGGCTCAGTGATCGGCGCATTGTTCTGGCAGCCACACCAATCATCGCTGCCCTTGCAACCACAGCGATTGCCTTTTTCGATCTGCCATTCATTGCGCCCTACCATTTTCCAGACACCCAAAGCACTAAAGCGCATGACAGTACCGCAAAAACAACGGTTCCGACAGCGATCAGCCCAAATTCAATTCCGCTCATGGCTTAGGCTCCTTGAGTTGGGCGAGTGCGGCAGAAAGATCATCAAGTGCCTTGCCTAGACCATGGTAAAAGTCGTTGTCGTCTTCACGCATCCATGACGAAGCCACCGCGCCTCGGCTCGAGTGTGCGGACCCGATATCGGTCATGATGCTCTTCCGCTTTTTGGCGAAGTATTCAGCCGCCGCGTGTATAGCCTTGATCTCGGGCAGTTCCATCGCGGCGGACAGCGTGGGAGTGGCGCGACCATATGCGGTGCCAGCCTTCATTGCTGCGCGTATTTTATCCGCACAACATTCATTCTTGCACAGCCCTAACTCGCTGATTTTTGTCATAGCTTCGGCTCCTTGAGTTGTGCGAGTGCGGCGCGGGCTAGGTTGCACGTTGATTTGTGGGCATAGGCTAGAGTTTCCGCGCCTTGATCCTCCGCATTTGCCTCAACACCATAAATATCTGATGCGTGGGCGATCCTTTCCAAAGCCTCCACCAGCGCCCGCACCCTCGGATCAGCCTCAAGCTGCGCGGTAGTTAGGGGAAGGTCGGCGCGGCGGTATTCTGCCTCATTTGGCATACCATCACTAGCTAAATCCCAATTCCCGCTATTCCAGTCATCAACATGGCATGGGCAGGCCCAAATCGTTTCTGGTGCATTGCTCATCGCGGCATCTTGCACCGTCCCCTTCGCGGCTGGCGTGTCTGCGGGGATAAGGGCGAGGATGTACGGCCTGAGCCAGCCCTGCCTACGCAGTTCGCACTCATCCGCCGCCTCGCGCAGCCCATCTACCTTGCCTTCTGCCCGTGCTTTGGCAACGCTGTCGGCCAGCATTTTCGCGCGTTGGTTCGCGGCTTCAACCATTGATGCCGCTTGCCACGCCTTGCGGTTATGAATGTCGATGGACGCCTGTATCCGTTGGTTCGCGGCTTCCAGTTGGGCGAATATGGCGGCGTAGTCGGTGAACTGCACAAACTCACCGGCATCGAATGGCAACATTTCGCTCTCATGTATGCAGTAATCAAACCGCTTAACGGCGGCGGGGGTTGTGTTGGTCATTTGTTCAACTCTCCGGCTAGGGCATCGGCAACAACGGCGAGAAATTCAACATCAAGCCCATAGGTTGCGCGCCAAGTTTTGGTTTCTGTGTGATACCCATGCGGGCCGGTGTGACACGGCGGGCAAAGCGGAATTGTGCGGAAATGGCTGCGGGGTTCGCTGTCGTCGTCTTTGGTGTGGTGCGCCTCACTTGGCCCTTGCCGCCCGCAACATACGCACGGCAGGCACTTTACCCGCATCATGTGCGCAATTCCCTCTGCGCATTCCTCCGATGCCGCGTATTTAATCCGCTTCTTTGATCGGCGCGGCAATGGCTTTGGCTTTTTAGGTCCAGCCTTGCCCGTCTTTTGGCCTAACGGGCCTTTGAACTGGTGCGCGAGGTTCATTCTTTCACCCCAAGCAATGTTTCCGCCCAGTCCAGCACATCGGCCTTTGACTTGTGGAACATGTCTTTCCCCATTGCCTTGAATGATTGGCTATGCGGGGTGGAGCATATAACCAGCGGGCCGCGTACAACGGTCAGGGCGTGGCCGTGGGCCTTGCGGGCCAGGTTGGCAATAAATGGCGCTGCGGCACAGGCTGCGACGTGGGTTTCAAAGGCTACCGTATCCACATCACAATGCCCTGTCTGGATCAGCCCATATTTGCGGAAAGCATCGGCGCTTGCCGCATAGGGTGCATTCGCGTGGCGGGCGGGCAGGTTCTCAAAGCAATCGTTAATCGCCGCAAACTGGTGGTTGTGGCTTTGGGTGCTGCGCTGCTTTTCGCGCAAGGCATCGGCCAAGGCATCAGCCCAAGACGCGGGCACCCAATCTTGCCCGTCCATGTTCATCACATCGGGGCGGATGGTTAGGGGGTGATGCATTATGCGGCCCTTCTGTAACGGGTGGTCAGATCCACAAGCGCGGCGTCAACATCGGCTAAAAAGCTGGTGACTGCGGTTGTGATTTCATGGCCCAACTCGGCGTCAAAATCGACGCGCTGGCGCATCATCTGCATATCATCGGGCAGCATCGGGCAGAACGAAACAAAATCCCACCATTCACGCCCCGTGCAAATCATGCCCCATTGCATCTGCAACAGGTATGGCCGCTTGATTGCGCCGCCCGTTAGGGTGCGGATATGCTCGGCAGGCTGTGGGCATTTTATTTCAACGCCGCCTAATTCCCCGATAAGACCATCCGGCGAAACCCCGGCAAACAGTGACGGGTGATTGATAAAGCCGACCTGTTGCACATCGCATCCCGTTTCCATTTCATAAAAGGCCCGCGCTTGGGGTTCTGTTTCGGTACCGTGCTGCATTGCTGCGTTTGTGAAGGATTCCGTGGGGTTTCCGGTCAGGCGTTCGCAGATCATCTGGGCGCGGTAGTTCTGATAGCCCGCTGTTGATTTTGCCATCATCACATCGGCAATCCGACTGCCTGTCACGCGGCCAAGACGGGCTTGGAACCATTCGGGTGTGCCTTGTTCCATCATGCTGCCCCCATCTGCGCTTTCTTGCGCTCCAACTGGCCTTTGGCGGCTTGAAACTTGCTTGCGGGGAATTGGTGCAAGTCATTCTGTGCGCCATAGGCCATGAAAAACTTGGCTTCATCCGTTTTGGTTTCTTCGATCAGGTCGCGCAAAACCGTGTATTGATCGGCGCTAACCGTTGCCATGTTGGCGCCGCGCCCATCGTCTTCGACTTCATCGCCAGAGGACAAGCCAAGGATTGAAAAACCCGAATACCGCTTGAGATAGGTTTCAGTTGAACCACCGCCTTGCAGCGTGTTCATTTGCTTGCCCGTGTCGCGCGGCCCGGCCAGTGTGGTTTGGATGCTGTGGCCCATCGCATGGCGCACAATCGCTGTGACGCTGATTTCGTTTGCGTTGATCGATGTCTGCCAATTCAGCGAAAGGCCATGCCCCGCCAATACGGGCCGCGTTGTGCGGATCAGATCATCCAGCGTTGAATATTTCTGGTTGGTGTGGTTGTTCTTCCCGTTTTTGGGAACGTCCCGCATTTCAGCCATTGCAGCGGCAAACGCTTGGTTGAAAACCTGCTCGGCTTCTTTGTTCATCTGGCGTTCGCGCATATCCATCAATGCCGTCATGCGGTCCAGCGGAATATTCGGGTCCATCGCCACCCGCTCAATCATGCTCACCATAGGATCGGCGGGCAGCATTTCGGCAGGCTTCGGGGCAATCTTTGTCACTTCATTCATCATTAAAATCCTTCAATATGTGGGTTCGCCACGGCATCGGCGGCGCGGGCGTAAGCGTTGGAATAGGCAAGCCCGGCCAAGGCCATGCCAAGGGCAAAGCACAGCGCGGCAAGAACGTAGCGGGCGCGGGCTTGGTCCCTCCTTCGCCGCGCTTTAAGTTGGGCATTCAAGCGGTAAAGCATCTTGCAGTTGTGCGCGTCTGGAAGTTGGGCCATATCGGGGCGGGTGTTTGGGTGTGTCATAATTAATCGCCTCTCTCTGTGATCCACTCTTGCAAGCCCATCCGTGCGCCGTGCAGCGCTGTCGGGTCGGTGGGCCAGGGGTTGCTTGCTTTGAACGCGACCCATGCGGCCTTCTCGGCCTCATCGCGGGCGTCCATCCTTGCGGCTTGGCGTTGGCAATCAGCCTTGCGCCAAGCTGTAGCGTCATCGCTGAAATGGCGGCGGTCATATGCTGCATCAACTTCAAGCGGGTCATAGCTCATTCTGCGGCCTGCACGGTTAGCAGATTGTCAGACATAGCCTTGACGGTAACGCGCAAGGGCGTGACGTATTCGTCTGCAATCCCGTCCGCGTGGGCCTTGTCGATGCAATCAGCAACGCGGGCCATATGAGCGTGCAGTTTTGCAATTTCTGGATCTGGAAGGGCTGCGATGATTGCATCGGCGGTATCAAGTGCAACATCTGGCGTTTCGCCTTTAGCTGTGCCAATCAACTTATAATTCCCGACTTTCCAGCCTGACCAAATCTGAATTGTACACTTATTATCTTGGATGGTCAGGTCTGGGCCGGACCAAGGACTTTCACCCGTCTTTTCCAGAATAGCCTCTCCGATGGCATAAAGCCGCTGTGTGATTGCTTGAACGTCCATCAATGCACCTGCACAGGCAAAGGCTTGCGGGATGACACAACGGGCGCACGGGGCGGCAATGTCACGGCGGCGGGCTGGTGGTGGTCAATGATTGCCCAAACGCCGGGTGTGATCTGCGTGGCGTTGATGTAGGCGGCGGGGTAATAACGGGCGATTGTCTGCGTTTGCATTGTCGTGTCTCCCTATCTGTTAGTGCAGGCTCATTGTCGCTGCTGATAGGTTTAACGTAATGGAAGTTTCTTCCACGGTCAAGATATAAATGGACGAAATTTCCATTCTTGACACTTAGCCAGAAATGATCAAGTTGAGAATCTTGGATTTAGCGCAACTTGGGGATGTTATGAACGATTACCCTGCAAGCGCACGGTTTCTATTTTGGGCAAGCCGCAAAACAGGCATAGGAGTGCAACAGCTATATTGCTGTCACTGCTTTAGGGCTGCCATGATTTTGGTGGATAAGTTGACTGGCAAGCCGCCAATCTGACCAAGATAAAGGAAATTCATATCCACACCATAAAGCTGCCAGATGCGATGCGCGTCTTTAGGCAGCAATGGTTTGTTGGCCTTTTCAATCTTTGAATAGCTTGACCGATCAATGCCGATTGCATCGGCAAATTCTGACTTACTCATGCCCAAGGCCGTGCGCAGGGCTATCAGCCGAGGCGTCACCATTTCTGGCGCTGTTGGTTCTTGGATGAGAGATTCGGACATCCGGGCATCATAATCAGCCTCCCATTTTTGCCAATTGAAGATATTTCCACTATTGACGTGTGGAAGGTTCTTCCATTATACAAGACGCATGAGCGAAAAAAAACACATCACAGGCTTGATTGACAACTGGAAGCCTCGCCAGCTTCTAGCCGACGAAATCGGCGCAAGCATCGAAGTTGTCCATAAGTGGGCATCATCAAACCGTATCCCCGCAGATTGGCAGGCTAACGTTGTGCGCGCAGCACAGGCAAAGGGGCTGTCAGATATTACGGGCGACTGGATGGTTAACGTTCACAGCCGCACGGGGGCAGCGCAATGACCCCGCATAATTCACGGTCG